CGCGGGCCAGCAGGTTGAGGTCAAGCTCACCGCGTGCGGCGGCTGACAGCACCTTGGTGAGGGCGATCTCGATGAACCCGAGCTCGTCGACGGTGAACTGTTGCGCTTTAGTCATTTTCATGTCATGTTTTCCTTTTGGGTTAGTTAGGCTGCCACCTTACGATCAGATTCAGCGCGATCTCTGGCAGCTTGATAAAGAGGATGGTTCTCAAACAATCTCAATCGAAGTAATCCCTCGTGTGTGCCATAGACCTTCTCGGTGTCGTTCTCGTACACATCGGGAAAAATCTTGCCAAGGGAACCATAGTCCTTGGCGTAGAGGATGACGCACTTGCGGCCATCGCTTCGATCGTCCAAGCAGTAAAACACGCGGGCTTTAATCACTCCATTGGTAACGCAAAATTTATTGAATTTGATCATGTTGTTCCCCTTGTTTTGTTATCGCCTAATCGCAGCGAATAGGTACATTGTACGCAAATCCCGCGTATTGTCAACCCCCTTATGTAAATATATACAATTATTTTTTATACTGTATATATATCGATCCTGCTGACCCTTACGCCCATGGGCCAACCAGCTCCTCCTTGCAGACGGTTGAACTGGCCACCACCATGGGTGAAATGCGCGATCCCTATACCGCGGGGCATGAGCTGCGGGTGTCTTCCATTGCCATGGAAATTCGGGGATCGTCTCTCCCTTTTCCTTCATGCGCGAATTGTGACAGTTTCGACATTATGTTAAATATACTAAAGGGATATATCCCACACCGTACCCCATGCGCCATGCCCTATACCATGCCCCATGCGCCAGCTGCAACGCCATGCGCTCTGCCTACCTATCCCACCCCACCCCATGCCCTATGCCCCACCCCATGCGGTAACGCCATACGCCATGCCCTATGCCCATGCGGTAACGCTGCCATGACCTACGCGGTAACGCCATGACCTACACCATACGCCATGCCCTATGCCATGACCCATGCACCATGCCCTACGCATACGCCATACCCTATGCTGGCACACACCATACGCCATGCCATATACCCCGCGGCATGCCATCTGCATTGATCGTGGATTGTGACAGTTTCGACATTATGTTAAATAGAATGTCAAAAAAGGTCATGGGACTCCGGCTCAACCGAGGAAAACCGGCAAACCGTTGCTGAAAAATGGGAGGGCTATGGCTATGAACAATACACCCACTCACGTTGCTAACTCACGTTGCTAGGCATACTCACGTTGCTAACTCACGTTGCTCACTTTCCCAAAAATTTTGCCCACCCTGTTTTTTTCATATCCTATGTGGCTTATACTGTATAGGAAGATTTCTAAAAAAAATCGCCACCTATATTTGGAAAAATGTTTCTTTTCAATGGGTTAGGTTGGTAGTGGGAGAATTCCCACATCGTACAAACTAGATGAGGAATGTTATGCAAGTGCCTGATAACTATAATGAAAACGACCTTAACATCATTATCAGAACGGTGTCTAAGATGAGGTATCCTGAAGGGGTGGTGACTTCTGGGGATTGGTATAGGATTGGAGAGACAGAGGTTATTGATGTAGAGAAGATTGATAGGAAGTATGGGTTCTTGATTGCTTTGCATGAGTTGGTGGAGATGGAGCTTTGCCGTCATGCAGGAGTGACTCAAAAGATGGTGGATGAGTTTGATTTTGGGTTTGAGGGGGAAGACCCCGGTTCGGATTTGAAAGCGCCTTATCATCAACAACATTTTGTGGCGACTATTGTGGAAAGAATTGTAGCGGAGGCTTTGGGTTTTGATTGGGAAGTCTATTGTCAAGAGACGGGGTTGAAGAATATACTTATGGAAAAGGAGGGTTTATGAAACAGCCAAAGAACCACAGTGAGTTAGCCATTTGCCCCAAGGAGTTTAGGCATACTCCAGATATGACAGGTTATTATACTTTTGATATAGCTATTCAGAAGGGTCACAACAAGGATATGGCAGCGAAATTGGAAGACCATCTTATGTCCGATCTGGTTTATCAGAAGAACACGGCTTATAACCATACGTCTAATGATTAGGTTAATAAAATGACAGGAGAAGAATATGTTTCAGATGAGGTCAGCAAAGAAGCACCAAAAGGAAAAACCGGAAGACCTAAAGGCTCTAAAAACGGAACAGGTCTCCCCGGTAAAAAAGGCGGCAAAAAACTTGACCGCCGTACGGATCGCTCCAACCGCGCCGATATTTTCAAAAAAGTTATCGCCAAAAAAGCCAAAAAAGCTGACCGCACCGAAGAAGAAATCATTAAAGATAAAGAACGTATTCGCCTGATTAAGGAAAAACAAGGCGCAGCCCTCGCAGCAGCGACACAAGTAAGAGGTGAAAAGAATAGGGAATTGGCATATAAGGCTTATAGCTTTATGGCATCTGAATTGATACCACTTAAAGATGCTTGCGTTATGGCAGGGATTCCATATTCAATTATTTCACACACCACCTGCCATGACCCTGAACTAAAAGCCTTTAGCAGAACCCAGAGGGAGCAGTATCTTATTGGGCGGGTGGATCAGTTACAAGAAATTGCCATGACTACCCCTGACGTTCAACGGGCAAGGCTTTTATGCGACAACATCAAATGGGAAATTTCCCGTATGTTGCCAAACCAATATGGGGATCGTGTGACGCTTACAGGAGACTCAGAAAATCCTGTGATCTTGCAACATAAGATTACCGCAGAAGAATTAGAGCGAAAGATTCGCGGTGAAATAATTGATGTGACTCCATTAAAACTGGTTAAATGAAACATCTCGATTTGTCTTTGCCAGAAGTTATTAAATGGTGGAGTTCCATAGACACAGTAGACGGTAATATTGACCTTGCGGGAGTAAGGGCTTTATGCAAGCTGGACAGGTATTATCTTTTGGTGCGGGTCTGCAACCGAGTGGATATGCTTCATCCGTGGATTTACGCCCGTTGCCGTGAAGTTGAAAAAGCCCCCGATAACTTTTTAGATTTATGGGCTCGAGAACATTTTAAGAGTTCAATAATTACTTTTGGTGGCACAATACAAAAGATTCTCAACAACCCTGAAATCACCATAGGAATCTTTAGCCATGTCAACACAATCGCCACCGACTTCTTACGCCAAATCAAACTTGAACTTGAAAACAACCAGCTCCTCAAAGCCGCTTTCCCCGACATCCTCTACGACAACCCGTCCAAGCAATCCCCCAGATGGTCGGTTGAAGGAGGCATTATTGTCAAACGAACTTCAAACCCCAAAGAAGCCACCGTTGAAGCATCAGGACTTGTGGATGGACAGCCTATCGGCAAGCATTTCCAACTCCGTATCTATGATGACATCGTTACAGATAAGTCTGTGGCAACACCAGATCAAGTCTCTAAAACTACTGATGCCTTTTCTCTTTCACAATCGCTAGGCGTTGTGGGAGGGCAACAATGGATTATAGGTACAAGATATAATTTCGCGGACACATATGAATGGCTCTTAGAAAGGGGAGCCGTTAAACCTCGAATTTACGCTGCAACGCATAACGGATTAAAAGACGGTATTCCTGTTTACTTCCCGCAAGAAGAATGGGAAAAAAGGTTACGCAACAACACCGACAACGACATCGCTTGTCAATATATGCAAAACCCTTTGTCAGGGAAACAGCATATGTTTGACATTACGCAGTTGCAAATATTTGAAGTTCGTCCTGAAACCCTTGCGGTTTACATTACTGTTGATCCCGCACGATCTAAGAAAAAAGGGTCTGCCAATACCGCCATGCTGGTCATTGGGGTGGATTACGCTTTAAACAAATACCTCTTGGACGGCTACGATCATAAGATGGATTTGAAAGAGCGGTGGGAATCTTTGGCTATGCTCTATATGAAATGGGCGCAAGCACCTGGCGTTCAATCGGTGAGGGTCGGTTACGAGTCTTTCGGGGCGCAAGCGGATATGGATTACTTTCAAGAACAGATGAGACTTCCCGGGCGACCTTCTTTTGATATTACCGAACTTCAATGGCCTAGAGATGGGGAAGGTTCTAAAACAGATCGCGTACAACGGCTTGTGCCTGATATGAAAACAGGAAAAATCTTTGTTCCTTATCCCACAAACGTCAACAAACTGACCGCTAACCAAGTCAGGATGATGGAATCAGGCTACGACTTTCGGGTGGCAAAACAAATCAGAAGGACAGACGAAAACGGAGTCCCCTACGATCTTGTGGAACATTTGCGTATGCAGTTGCATTTCTTCCCTTATGGTGGCTTAAAAGATGTTGTAGATGCTTTGTCCAGAATCTATGATATGGAACCCCGATCACCATTGTTGTCCGGTTTGCGTTATGCCGAACCTGCCATTTGCTGAGGATCAGTTATGAACATTGTTACAGAATCCCGTTACGGCAAAATAATCGTCAACACCAATGATAAATATGTTGGAAGAAGCCTGATTAAATACGGTGAGTTTAGCGAATCGGAATGTAAGTTGTTCCGACAAATCATCCAACCCAATGATGTGGTCATAGATGTTGGAGCGAACTACGGGGCGCATACCATCTTCTTTGCCTCCATTGCCCGTCATGTATTTGCCTTTGAGCCACAAAAGCAAGTTTTTAATTGTTTGTGCGGAACTTTGGCTTTAAACGAGATTGATAATGTGGAAGCCTTTAGAGTACCTGTGGGGACGGGGGAAAAGGTCTTTTATAAAGAACTCGACTTTTCCGTGGAAAATAATATGGGCGCTTATTCTTTTGTGGATATGGTGGAAGGTGAGGAAATACCTTCGTTCCCATTGACCATTGATTGCGATTTCCTCAAGGTTGATGTTGAGGGCATGGAACTTCAGGTCTTAAAAGGGGCTGAAGAAATGATAAGACGGTGCAAACCCGTTCTTTTTGTGGAAAACGACAGACCCGCCAAGTCAGACGAATTGATTGGCTTTATTGAGAGTTTGGGCTATAACGCCTATTGGTTTATCACCCCTTTATTCAATCCTGACAACTTTTTACAGGACAAAGAAGATATATTTACAGGTCTATTTTCCATCAATATGGTCTGTGTAGATGGTATTTTAAGGGGTATGATCCCTGCAAAAGAAGGAAAATGGGAAGAACATTTATTTTCTTTCAGATAAAAAGTATAATGCGTTCAGACACTTACTTTTTCCCTGATTTGGGAGACGATGATGAACAGGCTAGACCAGTTAAACAACCTTGGCAACAAGGTGACTACCCGCAACATCTCTTGGATGGATTTGGCGATTCGCGCTTGGGGGTCAGAGTTTCGCATCCCCGATCACAACATCTACAACTTTTCCAATGGACGACATTTCGATTCAACCGACAACAGTAGCAATGGTATTTACGGTTCTGGTACATTTTAGGAGGCATTATGACCGCAATGGAAATTTATAACGAATATATTGGCACTGACCACGCAACGGCTGTAAACCAAGTCTATGCCATAGCTTATGCCCAAGGACTAGCAGACGCTGCCGTTCCTTCAACACCTGCCGTTCCTTCAACACCTGCCGTTCCTTCCGTATGAGTGACATTCAAACAGTTGAAGTAACTTCGTTTGATGATGAATCCGTGGAAATGGAGCATAAGGCTAAAGAAATCGCCCAAGCCCTGACAACAGCCTACCCCAACCACCCTTGGGCAATCGGTTGGGCTCCCGGAATGACTTTGGTTGTAAAGCATTTGGGCGGAGATGCCAGATGGGGCTATACTATAGATGCGGCTAAATCTTTTTCGGCTTCCGACCTTAAAAAGTCCGCTGTCACGGCAGGAGGAGAACTGTTAGAGCGCATGGGTATGGCTAGAGGGGCTTGGAATGGTGAAGAATTTGCCATGAAATACGAAGGGGCTACGCAATAAAGTGGACCCGCGAGACGAAGGGAAGGGTTGGTACGGAATTGACCTTGATGGAACCTTAGCCCATCAAGATGACGGACCCCACGATGACGACTATGTGGGAGAACCCATACCAGAAATGGTAACAAGGGTTAAAAAGTGGCTTAAAGAAGGAAAAGAAATTAAGATTTTTACCGCCAGATACCCAAAAGGATTGGTGGCAATTCGCAGATGGTGTGCGGAGCATTTAGGGCAGCAGCTTGAGATTACGAACAAAAAAGATAAGAACTGTATCTGCATTTATGATGACCGTGCAGTTCAAGTGGTTCATAACAAAGGTGAATTAGTTTAGGAGAGGTTATGAAAAGAGATTTTGTTCAATTAGAACCTGATGACGGCTCTATTGGAAAATGGAAAAAGCCTAAAGAGCCAAAGGTTATTATCATTCCTCCAGCAGACCCCAAAAAATTGGAACGAGTCAAAGAGCTTGACAGAAGCCGTGTCAGTGGGAAAAATCCCAATGGCGATAACAAAGGTAACATTCCCCAGAAATGGGAAAAAAAGTAAAATGGACAATCTTCCGCCTCTTGTAGTCGCAAGAGACTTAGACCCAAACTCCCCGACCAGCTATCGGGAAGATGGGTCATTAAAAGGTGAAGGGTATCTTGGGGCTTTGCCAACCGCTTCTGGCAACATGATGTCAGAACTTAGTATCGGGGTTAATTTGGGCGGTAAAGAAGTGACTATTCCTAGTATTGTCCCTACTTTAACTGCTGATGAAATAAAATATTTGCAAATGGGTAATCATCCCACACCGGAAATCATACAAAAAGCAATAGAATTTGCCAAAAATCGGTTGAACACAAACCAAAGCGTATTCGCAGGGAATAACGGAGTAGATAAGGGTCAGTTCGGACCCACTTGGGAACAGCTTTTCGGGAGATGATAATGAACGGACTAGACCAACCAGATGCCGTTGACGCTTGGAAAAATCGCCAAGTAAACCAATCGGAAGAACAATTACGCGCTAATCGTGCCGTGGGTGTAAACGCAGGTGAGCTTGGTACTCCGTGGTCAAAAACTTTTGGACAACCTCAAGTCCAAGGTCAACCACCCGCCCCCCCTCAAGCTGCACCTCCTGCACCACCGCAAGCCGCACCGCCTGCACCACCGCAAGCTGCGCCACCGACACAACCCCCGCAAATGCCTATGGCACAAGCACCTAACGCCCCACAAATAAGGAGATAATCATGCCTACACCACAAGAACTTGCTATACAACAACGTGCAGCCGATCAAAATCTGGAAATGCAAGGTAAAGGCAATCCACAAATACAAGCAACATCCGGACCAACATTCGGAAATGCGCAGCAGATTGCCAATCAAAACCGTCTGCAACAAGCAGAACAACAATCAAAACAACGGCAAGCAAGTATGATGCAGGGTCGTAATGCCGGAGAATTAGGCGGAAATTGGAACCAGACTTTCGGAACCCAGAAAGTAGGTGGTATTCAAAACCCTAATCCATCATGGAACCAACCCGCCCCAACAGCAGCTACGGGTGTAAATGGAACTAACCCACTAGTCCTATGAGTACTAGCCAAAGTTCAACAACACCCAACGCTATTCCTTAACCTATACCGAAACCCTAAATGGTTCCTGATAAAAAAAATACCGCTCCTACGGCTCAGACCCAAGAAGGCTCTGACACCGAAGGCAATGAAAACTGGCTAGAACGGGCTAGAGGGGCGTATCAGACTTCTGAAACATACCTTGACTCTAATTGTCGCAAGGTGTGGGATGATTCTTTGCGGGCGTTTAATAATCAGCATCCTGGTGATTCAAAATACAACAACCCACAATACGAAAAGCGTTCTCACCTGTACCGACCTAAAATTCGTTCCATTATCAGAAAAAACGAAGCGGCTGCGGCAACCGCTTTCTTTTCAAATATGGACACCACATCCGTTGAAGCGGAGAACCCTTCCGATAAAGTCTCTGTTGCCTCTGCGGAGATAATGAAGTCTTTGCTTCAATATCGTCTGACCAAAAGCGTTAAATGGTATCACACGGTTTTGGGAGGTTTTCAGGATGCCCAGACTTTAGGGGCGGTATGCGCCCATATCTATTGGGAATACAAACAAGAACCTGTTGAAATAGAAATTGATGTAGTAGTTGTTGAAAAACCAGAGGATGCGGGAGAATACCCAGAGCAGACAGATTTGCCTGAAGGGTCTTTCACTGTTGAAGAAGAAGGTCTTGAGAAAGAAGGTCTTGCTGATGAAATGCCTATTCCTTCTGCAATGCAACAATCCCCACAGATGCAAGCACCGCCCACGGGTATGCCACCGGGGATGCCACAAGGTCAACCAAATCAACCGGGGATGCCACCTCCACCACCAGAGCCTTCGCCTCCAATACCAGAATTCAGGGCATTGGTGGACAAGCCTGTTGTGGATATAATTCCCATTGAAAACATACGCATAGACCCTTCTGCGGCATGGGACGACCCTATCAATACCAGTCCTTATGTTATCCACCTGATTCCCATGTATTTTATGGATGTAAAAGCCAAGATGAAATCTGGCGAGTGGAAAAGATTAGGGGATGGTTCTATCAGGTCTTCAGGAGCTACTAAATACGACTCCACAAGGTCAGCAAGACAAAATGAGAAATCAGACCCTTACGATTCTGATGGTAAGGAGTTGATGGATTATGAAATCGTTTGGGTACAAAGGCATATTCACCGTGTAGATGATGAGGACATGGAATTCTACACAATGGGTACGGACTATATGCTGACTAACCCCCGTCCCTTGAAAGAATCCGTATTTCATGGGCGCAGACCTTATGTATTTGGAAACTGCGTTCTTGAAACACATAAAGTTTACCCTTCCAGTATTCCTCAGTTGGGTCGCGGGTTAGCAGACGAAGCCAACGAAATCGCCAACCAACGCATTGATAATGTTAAGTTTGTTCTGAACAAGAAATGGTTTGTTAAAGCTGGTTCTCAGGCGGATATATCAGGTCTGATTAGGAATGTTCCCGGTGGTGTCGTGATGATGACCGACCCTGCCAATGATGTTCGTGAGATTACTTGGCCCGATGTTACTCAAAGTGCCTATGAAGAATCTTCTCGTATAGACAATGACTTGGCAGAATTGCTTGGAAACTTCAATGCGGCTCAGGTCATGGCGGATAAAGGCATAAATGGTCCTGCCAGAAATATGCAGATGTTGTCACAGTCAGCAGGGACTTTGGTTGAGTATCTATTAAGGACTTATGTAGAAACATTCGTACAGCCTGTTTTGAGACAGTTAATGTGGCTGGAACAAGAATATGAAACCGACCAGACGATTCTTCAGTTGGCAGGCGCAAAGTCTAAAATGTTCAAGGAATACGGTTTGGGAGAAGTTTCAGATGAACTTCTAAACCGTGAGTTAGTGCTTAATGTCAATGTTGGTATGGGCGCAACAGACCCTAACATGAAGTTGCAAAAATTCGTGTCCGCCATGACCCAATACACCCAAATGTTAAAACTAGGTATTCCGGGGCTTGATATGAAAGAAGTTGGCAAAGAAATCTTTGGTCACTTAGGTTATCAAGACGGGTCAAGATTCTTTACCTCCGACAATCCTCAATTGGCTTTGTTGCAACAACAAAACTTAATGCTTAACAAACAGATGCAAGAAATGCAGAAGAAGTTAAAAGACAAAGCCGATGTAACGCAAGCCCGTATTGCAACTAATCAGGCTACCAACGAAGCCAAGATTCAAGGGATTCAAATTCAAGAAGATAATGCAAACTTGAGAGAGTCTTTGAAGCATAAGATGGCTTTAAGGGAATCAGACCAATCCAAGATGCACGATATTGGCATGAAGCATATTGATAATGAATCCCAGAACCTAAGAGACACCCTTGGTCATAAAGTTGCCATGAGAGAAGCCGACCAAAGCAGAGCGCATCAGATTGGTATGCAACACCTGACTAATTCTATGCAAGGGGCGCAAAAAGGACAGGATTTACAAAACCAGATTGCTATACAACAAGCTAAACCTATGGAACCTAAATGACAGACGAAAATGAGTTAATCATACGCAGAGCCGTATTTGGAGAACAAGTCCATCAATTCTTGAACTCTGATATTGGCAAGTATATGATAACTAGAGCAAAATACGAATTAGAAGAAGGTTTAAGGGCTTTACGCGCTGTAGACCCTACAGATTCAAAAGCAGTTATGAGGTTTCAGAACAAAGTATGGGTAGCTGAAAGTGTCCAGAATTGGCTTACTGATGCAGTTCAAGACGGGCTTTCAGCAATGGGTATTTTAGAAGAACGGGAGGAAGAATGAGCGAAGAAAACGAACAAATCAATGAAGAAGCATCGGATAACTCTGAAGCTATTGCAGCGGCAATAGCGGAACAAAACAACGCTCGCGTAGCGGCTTTAAACGCTATCGGCAATAACAATGACCAATTTCGTTCGGAAGAACTGATGGATGTTAATGATGAGGGTAACACGGAACCGTTTGTTGCAGAGCAGCAATATATAGCCGATGAGAACGCTCCCGCCCCTGACGAAGTGCCTGTAGAAGAACCTGTAGTAGCACAACCTGTATCCCAACCAGACATGGTGACTTTTAAGGTCAACGGGATTGAAAGATTGATGCCTTTGAGTGAAGTGATTGCAAGGGCGCAAAAAATTGAAGCGGCAGACCAATATCTGGCTGAAGCGGCAAGATTAAGGAATCAAGCATTACAATCGCCACCAAAAGACGCGATTTCGGTCGAAGATGAAGACCTAGCCCTTGCTCGGGCGATACAAATGGGCGATGAAGAAGAAGCGGTAGCGGCGATTCGGAAATTGCGGAGTACCGGTCCATCGAAAGACGACCTGACCAAAACAATTGATGAGCGGCTTACCTTTAATGACGCAATAGCAAGGTTTAGGGATGATTATAAGGACATCGTGAACGACCCATATCTAAATAAAATGGCTATGGATACAGACACACAAATGATTGCCAATGGTGATCGCCGTCCTTATGAAGTTCGTTATCGTGAAATTGGAGACAATCTTCGTGGTTGGGTATCCAAGTTCCGTGGCGAAGAAGTAAAACCCATGACCAAGCAAGAGCGTAAGGCATCAGCGCCCGCCGTACCCAAAGCAGCAGCGGGTAAGACGGTAACTACTGTCGAAGAAGAAAAGGAAGAGTCAGCCGCAGATATTATTGCAGGAATAGCCTCTCAACGAGGCGGTCCTCAATGGATGTCTGGGCTTAAACATTAACTGTTAAGGAGGTTATTATGGCTGGTCAGGTATGGGCAGTAAACAGTCTCGGTAAACGATAGCTGCCGAGAATATGACAAGTGAAAGAAATGGGCTATATGTATTCGCGCCAACTGAGCAATGTACTACGGATGGCGGTACAACCACTTGTCAAGTTCCGTAAACAAAATTGCGGAACTAAAACAACGCGATATGCTGGAAGTTCCTAAAACCTTTTTGACTAATACGTGAAACTAAAAAGGATACAACAATGGATAATCAGCAGGCAACTCTTACAGAAGCAGACATTGGATGGTTGGCTGGAATTATAGAAGGTGAAGGAAGTCTATCAATGAATGCTTATGATCGTAAGGATAGAGGGTGCAATCTCAAAGTTCAGACCTCAATCGTGATCTATAATACGGATGCTGGAATTATTAACAAGGCAACTAGAATTTTAGATCAACTTGACGTTGGTTATTATGTCAAGGAGAGGGATCAGAAACCTATGATGCGTGAGGGCGGACATTATATGCCAACAGCATCAATGTTAAGTTTGCTGATGAAGGGATTGGAAGACGGATTGAAGGTACTTCGCATTATCAGACCGCATATGTGCGGCGATAAAAGTCATAGAGCGGATTTAATGATTCGTTATTTGGCAAGGCGATTCGAGAAAATTAAGGATAACGGTGGAAACCATCGTAACCTGAAAATTGATCGTGAAGACCTTCAAGTAGTCGCAGACTTCTACAAAATTACGAAACGGAGCAATCCGAATACTGTAAAGAGAGTCCTCAACGAGCTTGAGCGTTGCACCGCATAGGTGATGATGTGCTCTGATCTACGGCGAAATCCGTAGAAGTCGGCAGAAATGACCGGCTCACTCTGGAAACAGAGGGGTAACAGGATGCAATTTTGTGATGTACGAGATGCCTCTCAACAAGGCAAAAAGAAAGGTGATATCTTTACATGGGATGTATTCTCAGATGTAGCAACCGCTGGTGGGGTGATTACTGAAACTAACACCATGCCAGAAACCAACTTCACTATCGTTCAAGGTACTTTGACGATTACTGAGGCTGGAAATAGTGTTCCGTTCTCAGCCAAATTAGATAATCTGTCTAAATTCCCTGTGATGGAGCTTGTGCAAAAAGTGTTGAAAAACGATGCAGTCAAGACTTTTGACCGTTTGGCTTGGACGCAATTCAACCAAACCTTGCTTCGTGCAATTCCTGTAGCCGGAACTGATACTGCTGCCGTTACCTTGTATACCAATGGTACTGTCACTGGTACTAATTCCATCGCTTACGGCAATGCACACGCTAAGAGCATTGTGGATTTGATGAAAGAAAGAAATATCCCTTGGTATGAACTTGGGGGCATGGCCGCGTAAGCGACCAATGAAAATTGCATGAATTGCTGGAACACCCTTAGAGCCTCGCAAAACCACAACGTGACTGGAAACAGTGAGCGTGATGGTATGAAAATTTGCAGGATTGGGCAATCAGCAGCGAAGAGCCTCCAAGGTCTTGAGCCAACTAACATGGTCGCGGATTCGATTGATTTCTTTGACAGCTTCAATGGTGAGGTCTTTCCCTCTACCGGGCATCAATTTGTGGCACTCGATACAAGCCTCGGCTTGAAGTTTCTTCCCTTGAATAAAAGGAAGGGTATCAATAAGCAAATTGTAAGCGAAGGAATTGTAGAAAACGACTTTGTAAGCAGTTTTGCCGGATTTGAGTTTTCGGAGTTGAATGTTCCGATTTGTTTGATGGGCGATAAATTCAATAGTTTGCCTTTCGCACATAGTGATTTCAACAATCACACGGAACTGAAATCCATGAGTTGTTCTTTTAGGAGCAGGGAATTTTCCAATACGGATACAACCTTCCCCATCAATAACTCCGGCAATATAAGCAGCAATGGTTGGTTCCATAATAAGACCTCACGGTTAACGTTCAACGACTATCCCTACGGGGAGTACGCTCAAGTGAGCGGAAGGATGCAACAGTCGCATCATACCATAGAAGCGACTGATGATATAGTCTTTTCTTCAGTGAAAGCTGAAGCAGCCGGAAATCACCAACCCGGCGGTACTGGAAATAACGAACCAGTGCGAAAATATAAGGCTTATTTGGGTGATGATTACTATGCTCTGGCTTGGCCTACGACCTTGCGTTCATTCAAAAACAACTTGGAAACCATCCATCAATATTCGGATACTGGTTTCAAGCTGATTATGAATGGCGAAATCGGACGGTACGAGAACGTGCGTTATGTTGAGCAAACCAATATTGCCAAGGGTATCGGCACTACGGGTATCTCGACTGCGAACGGTGGTGATATGACGGCATGGGCAAAGGGAAATTCCGATTGGATATTCTTCTTTGGAAATGACACTGTGGCTGAAGCTATTGCGACTCCTGAAGAAATGCGTGGGAAAATTCCCACGGATTACGGGCGAAGCAAAGGCGTTGCTTGGTATTATTTGGGTGGATTCGGAATTGTTCACTCTTTGGCAAGTAACTGCCGCATCGTCAAATGGGACAGTTTGGCTTAATAATCATGCAATTACGAAAGTAATTGATGAAATTTTCCAATTGTACCAAGTTCTAGCGTAATCCAACGCGGGGTGGGGGAACCTTCTCTCCCCCACCGCCGTACCGCACATAATGACTGAGAGGTAGTCTTATAAGGAGTTATCATGGCTACAAAGAGCATGGCGTATGACCATCCAACATACTTAGCAAGAACAGTTCTGGCAGCACCTGCTGCCGCAGCTGGCGCATCAACCTCGCAGAAGTTCGTGGCATGGACTAACCTTACGGTTTATTCCGTTACCGCAACCCTGTTAGCAACTGGTTCATCGACCTACACGGGTCAATGGAACGGAACCGCAACCGCAACTGGCGCATTGGCAGATTCTTTTGCCTTATTCCGTGTTTACAATACTGCCACCGCTGGCGCTACCCCTGCTTTAGCAACACAAACATGGGGAACTTATTGCGTCACGTTGTATAATGGCACAAGCACTGCAACCCAAACCAATAACCCCGGTTTCACCAATTTTTACAACATCGGTGGCACAGGTTCAAGTGGTTCGGTTACGGCAACGGGCGGAGTTAATATCAACCAAGGAGATCAACTTTTTATCACACGCGGAACAGATGCTACTTGTGTTACTGCGTTTGCGATAGAAGTTGCGCCTACTCCTCTTGCTAGCATAACGGTATAAGGAGGCTATCATGGCTAAAACTGACGCAAAAGCACTACTTAACGACAAGACAGGCAAAAACGCACCTATGGCTGCAAAAGCCCCTAAAACTCCTAACTACAAAAACAGTGGCGGGGAAGATGAAGGGCAGATGAAAGGCGCTGGAATGCCAGAAAAGTTTGATGAGCCTTTGAACGAACACCCTGCTGGCGTTGGGGGCATGGATTCGTTAAAAGACGACATTGGCGAAAAATCTGGTTTCCTGACCTACGGCTACATTGACAAGGCAGGTACGCCTTACGGTGAAGCAGCGAAGTTTAACTTCCTGCCCCCCGGCATGGACATCAGCAATCAAGAAAATGCTGAAATCCATGAAATGAAGCTGATTAAAGTTACCGATATTTCTTATCCCGGTGATGGATGGCAAGGTGCTCGGGACATTCCTGAGTAATTAACGGGGGGGCTACGGCTCCCCCTTTTTCTCTAGGAGAATATTATGTCAGTGCAAGAAAAATTCCAAACCATTGTCCCGTTTTCTAAAATTAAAAGCGAAGAAGGGAAAAGTGGTAAATGGGTGTCTATGGGTTCGCAAAGAGCGCATTTAGACTTAATTCCTAAGACCGATTTCGATTCCAACGGATTTGCCAAACCAGACCGTTTCAACGAAATGCCCCAAAATATGCAAATTGACCCAAAGCTATCTGCTTACAAATTCCATTTAGGATTTGGCGGAGATACCGATGTGTCTGACAATATTAACGAAAAATCATTGGAAAAAGGTTTTTCTCGTCAAGACATGAGTCCTACCGATGAAGTCTATACAGGTGAGCAAGTTGATTTGTTTTATTCAGAAGTAGTTGAAGATGGCGGTAAAGATGTTGGATTTTCAGAAAGAAATAACTACCTTGATCGCCTATGATTCTGTAGTTAATGTATTACTTTAACTGTGGGAGAATTCCCACTTAGGATACTAAATGAAAACAATTGATTTAGAAAAGTCTTATGGAACAATTTATAACCACCCTACCGCTCAATACGAGCAAGATGGTGTGTTTTATGGTTTTGACCTAAAGCCTTTGTCTATGGAAGAAGAAGTTATTGAAAGTAAGCCACCTGAAGAAATTGAAGATTATCTGAAAGAACTTTTGGCAGGCGGGGCTATTTTGCAATCAAATATCAAGAAAGAATCAGAAATGATGGGTTTTAACTGGTTTGATGTGCAAAACGCAGGACTGAAATTAAATGTCACCAAATACAAGGTCGGGGTCGCTAATATGTGGAAACTCCCCGGTGAGTAAACTTAAATCACTTGTAGGAGAGAACTGCATAGCTTCCATGATTGATTTGGCAAAAACGACCCCTGAAGGTTGTTTTATTGAGGTCGGTGTTTATAAAGGTGGTACGGCTCAATATCTGGAAAACTTGGCGGCTAATCAAAACCGTCTTTTTTATGCTTACGATACTTTTACAGGAATACCGTATCAGGATTTAAATAAAGATATTTTGTCTCCCGGTCATTTTGGCGACACTTCTTATGAGCAAGTAAAAGCGAACCTTCCTGACACGATTCTGATTAAGGGAATTTTTCCGCAATGCGCTGTTCCGATGCCAAAAGTAGCATTTGTGAATTTGGACTGTGACCAATACCAATCTTACATTGATTCGGTGAAATACATTGAGCCAATGATGGTTAAAGGCGGGGTGATGTGGTTTGATGACTACGAACACCTTGTGGGGGCAAAAATTGCCATAGACGAACTGTTTGGCGACAGGTTGCTTCGTGACCTTGAACGCCCTTATGTGAGGTTTTAAATATGTGGAGTAAAGATGACCCGATGTGCAACGAAGCAAAGAAAATCGTTTGGGAAGTTGCGCCTTATTTGAAAGGACGGGGAATAGACATTGGGGCAGGAATGTTCAAGATTCTGCCCCAAGCCATATCGGTGGACAACTGTGCCGATAAAGAGATTTTTGGACACCCGATAATACCTGATGTAAGAGTGCAATCAGGGGAAAAACTGGATATTTTTGCCACGCAGTCTATGGACTTCGTGTTTTCATCGCACCTTTTAGAACATATTGTAGATTACAAAGCCGCCCTTCAAGAATGGTGGAGAGTCATCAAGTTTGACGGTATTTTAGCTTTATACCTTCCGCATAAAGACTTTTACCCCAATGTTGGAACGGAATACGCCAATAATGACCATAAGCACGACTTCCTGCCAAAAGACATCATTGATGCTATGGAAAGCGTTACGGGTGGCGGTTGGGACTTATTGGAATGTCAGGAACGAAACGAAGACAAAGAATATTCGTTTCTTCTGGTCTTTAAGAAACAACATGGGAAATTTCACAATAAAAGTTACCTGAAACCAAAGCATGAGAAACGGATTTTGATATGCAGGTTTGGAGCCTTTGGAGACTTGATGCAAGCGTCTTCTGTTTTTGCAGGGCTTAAAAAGCAAGGTTGGCATATCACTTTAATGACTTCGCCACCAGGTATTGATGTGGTTCTTACTGACCCTAACATTGACGAGTTTATGATTCTGGATAAAGACCAGATACCCAATGGAGACTTAGGTTCATTCTGGAGACACCAAGCAAAGAACTATGACAAATTCATCAACCTTTCTGAATCAGTAGAAGGGACATTTCTCGCCTTGCAAGGAAGGTCTACACACGCCTTCGCACCTGCCGCACGACACGCTGTTATGAATTACAACTACCTTGAGTTCCAGCATTTGCTTGCGGGGGTTCCGCACGACCCTCAAGTAAAATTCTATCCCAAACCAGAAGAAAAAGAATGGGCAAGAAAAACCAGAGCCAAAATGGGCAAGTATGTAATCCTGTGGAGTCTTGCGGGTTCGTCAGTTCATAAGACATGGGCGGGACTTGACGCAATCTTGGCAGCACTCATGCTCAACTACAAGGACGTAGATGTTGTTTTATGTGGTGGTCCTGAAGCCGTCATTCTTGAAGCGGGTTGGGAAAAAGAACCTCGCGTCCATCTGACTTGCGGAAAATGGTCAATTCGCCAGACGTTATCGTTTATTACAGAAGCGGATTTGGTCATGGGTCCTGAAACCGGAGTTCTTAATGCAGCCTCCCATGAGGAGGTTCCAAAACTTATATTCCTGTCTCATTCTACGGAAGAAAACTTGACACGCGATTGGGTGAATACAATTTCTCTTTCTTCAAAAGAAACCAAGTGTAAAGGGCGTGGAAACAATGAAGCCCCTACTTGCCACCAATTACATTATGGGTGGGACTATTGCACAAAAGATGAAGGTAGCGGAACCGCTCAATGCCAAGCCGACATCACTATTGATGAATGTTATTACCATCTTGAATTATTTATTGACCGTAAACTGAAAGAGGTTGCGTAATGGCTACTTCAGGTACATATTCGTTCACCGTTTCGCGTGATGATATTATCCGTACCGCAATGCTGTTTCTTGGCAAATTAGATGACACTGAGGTTCCAACACCCACAGAGACTAACGACCTTTCACGAATATTAAACATGATTGTGAAGCAATGGTCGGGAAAAGGTGATGGGTCAGCAAGTCTTAAAACATGGACAAGAAAAAGAGGCTACTGCTTCTTGCAAGGCAATCAGTATAGTTATGTATTAAGCCCTTCTACTGGTCAATGGGCAAACAGCTTTGTCTCCACGACAACCACTGCTACCAACGCAGGCGGAAGCCCCACGGTTACAGTAACAAGCTCAACGGGCATGACCAACGGAGACAATTTTGGTATTGAACTGGATTCTGGCGTAATCTTTTGGACAACGATTCTTTTGGTTGCAGGAACCACCCTTACCTTAAATGCCAATGTCCCGACACAAGCCTCTACAGGGGCAACGTGCTACGACTATACTTCTAATGCTCAACAACCTGATGTCATTGAAACCGCGCTGTTAAGAGACAACCAGAACAACGACACGCCTTTGAAAATGATGAATGTCCAAGAGTATGACGCGCTACCAACTAAAACTCAGGCTACTTATATATCCGACCCAACCGCTATTTATTGGGAAACTCAACTTGGTCAGACAACTCTCTATACAGACTGTGCAGGGGCTTCGGACACTTCCAAGTACATTGTCTTAACTTATTTGGAACAAATCCAAGACTTTAACTACGCAACAGATAATCCTGAATATCCTGCTGAATGGTATTTGGCTCTTTGTTGGGAAACGGCTAAACAAGGCAATTCTATGTTTAGAGCCATTTGGACAACCGATATGGAAGATAACTACAAAAAAGCCATTGCCATTGCCCATATGAAAGAACCAGAAAGACGGTCGGAATACTTTTTGTGCGGAGATGATTGATGTTACCCATGTCCCTATTTGGTACTGGGATAAAATCTTATTCCCAAGTTGCTTGTAGCCAAAGAAGGCTAAATTGTTATTACGACCTTCGTTCTGACGGGGATAAAAGCGAAGTTGTAGTACGGGGAACTCCGGGTCTTGTTTTGTGGTTTACTTTACCAACTTATCCAATAAGAGGTTGGAGAGTTGTAGCTAATATCCTTTATGTCGTAGCAGGGAATACCTTATATTCGGTTACAACAGCAGGTGTTTATACTGCGCTTGGAACCATTGCTACCACTACGGGAAATGTCTCAATCTCAGATAATTATGTCCAAGTAATGATTGTAGACAGTGTGAACGGGTATATTTTTACCATTCTCACTTCTGTATTAACGATTATCAGTGATGGAAATTTTCCCTCTACCGGACCTGCTTCAGTAACCTTTATTGATGGTCGGTTCATTGTTAATGACCCCCAAACACGGCAATTCTTTGTGAGCGCATCTTTTGACGGAACAACATGGACTCCTGTGATGTTTGGCACAAAAGAAACTTATTCCGACCTTTTGCAAGCGGTAGACAACAACAACGGCACTATTATCATGTGGGGGACTTCTTCCATTGAGTTTTGGCAAGATGTAGGTGCAGTAGGTCTTCCATACACGTTGATTCCCGGCACTGTTCAAAATATCGGTTTAGTCGCTTTATGGTCAAGAGCCTATATGGGTTCTTCCGTTCTATTTTTAGGCGTTAGTCAGGAAGGTGGTATTCAAATTTATGCTATTGATGGATATACACCAAAAATTGTAAGCAATCCAGATATTGAGCAATTGATAGACTATTTTACAGACAATTTTACTATAACCGATGCGGTGGCTTTAACTTACGCAATAGGTTCTCATAACTTCTATCAACTGACTTTTCCATCGGCTAACCGTACTTTGCTCTATGACATGACCTCTAACATTTGGCAGGAAGTCCAAACAGGCGTTGCGGTATATAACCGACATAACGGCAATCTTGGGGTGTCATTTAATTATCAAAACCTTATCAGCGATTACTCAAACGGAAACATTTATTACATGAGTGATGAGGCTTACACCGATAACGGAATTGCCATCAAAAGACAGATAGCCACTCGTCATTTAAGGTCAAATGGCAATGAATTTACTTTAGATGAAGTCTTCTTGGACATGGAAACAGGAAACGCCTTGCAAACAGGACAAGGGTCTAATCCTCAAATTGTTCTTCAAAAGTCTAAAGATGGAGGAAGAACATTTGGTTATGAGCGGTGGAAAACGCTTGGATTGGTAGGGCAATATCTCGCTCCCCGTGTTATATGGAGAAGAAACGGTAGAGCAAGAGACTTTGTATTCCAATTTACCATGACTGACCCAGTTCAATTTGTAATAGCGGGGTCTGCTCTAACTGCCGATGGAAGTTCGGAGGATTCTAAATGAGTATCCAACTAGGACCCCCTCCAACATTGTCTCCTTGTGACTATAAATTACAAGCGGGCATGAAACTTACTGAAATTTGGACTAAGTGGTTTAATGTTCTGTTTCAGTATTTATCGTCTTTTCCGGTTGCGTCTTTGGTTAATAAAATTTCACCTGTAACGGCAAGCACTTATTCCGTAGGTACAACAGATGCAACAATTGTTGTGAATTACGCAGGCACTTCTACCCTGACATTTCCTTTAGCATCGGTCTATATGGGAAGAAGTATCTTAATTAAGACTGTGACAGCAAATACAGTTGTGTCTGCAACCGCGAACATTATTCCTTTAATTGGAGGGTCTGCAAGTACCGCAATTCTTGCAGGAACAGCGGGAAAATGGGCTATTGTGCAATCAGATGGCACAAGTTGGCAAATCATGGCGAGTAACTGATAAAATGCTGATTATTAGGAGGAAAATGTGAGCGTTCCGGTAACAGGCACTGTTCAGTTAGCCAGCCAAAGCGTAGGTGACATTCAATCTAATCCTTATTGGGATTCGATAATGAACGCCATTAACACTGGGTCGGCAACTATCGTCCCAATTACAGCTTCTGGTGTTGCTGCTCCAGCAGGTTCTGAAATTATAAGTAACCCTAATGGTTATAACCCTATGTCTTCAGGAAGTGGTGGGCAAGGGTACATGGCAACCGTTACCAGTATAGACGACAACGGGAACCCCGTTACTTCCCAAGTTTATACGCCGATTAGTGGATTTGGCATACAAGATAGCAGTGGAAAGTTAATACCGGGTTCATTGCCAACATATAATCCAATGAGCACAACCCAAACTCCACCCGACATTGCAATTTCCCCTAACGCCAGTCAGCCGGGTGTTTACAATATTCAATTTGATAATCCTTCAAGCGAAGGCTCTATATCCGGGGTTGTTGCTACAAATTCCAGTGGCGTAATTCAACCCATCAATAATTTAGCACAACAATTTACTTATACCCCCGGAAGCCCCGGAGGATTCTTCCAAAGCGGGCTTGGGCAGTTTCTTGAAATGGCTATTCCTATGGCTTTAAGCGCAGGTGGGGCTGCCGCAGGATTATTGGGGTCTTTATCATCTGGGGTAGAAAGCGTCACTGGACTGACCGTAGGCAGCGTTGCCAATGCTGCTGTTACAGGAGCGGTTACAGGTGCTTTGAAAACCGCCGTTACAGGTGGGAATATTCTCACTGGTGCTGCTACTGGTGCTATTTCTTCTGGTGTAGGAGCTGAAGTTGCCCAAAATGCCCCTGCTATAAACTCAATTACAGGCTCTCCCATTATTACTTCTGGGCTTGTAGGGGCAGGAGTAGGCGCTTTAACTGGCGCTGTAACAGGTGGCAATGTAGGGACAAGTGCTTTAACAGGCGGTATATCTGGGACAGTAAGCGGAGCGGTTAATTCCGCAACCTCCGGCTCTGGAATACCGAGCATGGTCACTAACCCTATAACGGGGGCTATAACTAATGCCATAGTTGGAACAACCGCTCCCACTTCTATGTCAACAAACGCAACTAACACTCCCGCTTCAACAAGTGGAACAACCGCTCCCGCTTCAACAAATTCAACCACAGGTGGGACAAGTACCACTGGAGGAACCCCTATGACTACCGTCACGCCATCTTCCATGAATACAGCGCCAGGTACCGGAGCCGATATAGTATCGGCAGCAGCCGCCGCAGGGCAAACCATAGACCCTGCAACAGCCGCAAGCATGGCAGCAATAGGTTGGACTGCTTCTTTAATCAGTGGCATTGCATCACAAGCGACTTCTAACGGTCAGTCAATGGCTTCAACCGATTGGTCGGCTTTATCAAGTGTTAATCCCACCGTTGCCGCCGCAGATGTTGCAAGTGGAAACTTTAGTGCATTAGGGACGATGCTTAGTGGTTTACTAACTAGCCCCACTGTGACTGCAACTTTAATCGGAGCAGGATTAGTTACAGCGGCAGATGTATATGCCATGAACAATGCAGCATCTGCGGGCAATTTAATTGCTAACGCGGCAACCACGGCAGGGCAAAATCTATCTGCGGCTGATATAGCACAAGGAAACATTCTTAGTAATGCGGCAACACAATCTGCCGGAGTCATTTCAGCGGCTGACATTGCTGCCGCACAGACCCAAGCTGCCGCAGCTAAGGCTGGCGGTCAGGCTATGTCAGGTGCTTATACGTTAGGTGGTCAGCAAACCATTCAAGGTCTTAATCAAGCGCAAACAGCAATAAATAATATCGTTCCTGCTATTACGCAAGCCCAAGCACCTTATACAGCGCTTGGCACAAAAGCGGCAACAGAACTTGCAGCAGGGCTTGCCCCTGGAGGACAGTTTAATACTCCCTTCTCAATGGCTGACATGGGAAATGTCATGCCTGCTTATCAGTTCGCGTTACAACAAGGACTTCAAACCACTAACAACGCTGCCGCTGTTGGAGGAACTCAACTTTCATCTGCGAACATTCAAAACTTGGATACTTTTGCACAAAATACGGCAAATCAATGGGAAGTTAGCGCTTTCAATCAATGGCTCCAACAAAACAATCTCACTTTGTCTGGGTTACAAAACGCTATTGCCACTGGTCAAGCCTCTGCAAATACTATTTCTAACGCTCTCCAAAACGCAGGAATTAACACAGCAACTATACAACAAGCTATCGGAAGCGCTGCCGCCACCGCAACCACCAACGCCGCTGCCGCAACGTCAAATGCCAATAATTCCGCCGCAGGTTTTACAGCAGCAGGTACTACAGGAGCCGCAAACGCAACAGCGGCTGGTATTCAAGGTTCTGCAAATGCTTTAGGAAACGCAACAATAGGTTCGGCAAACGCAATCAACACAGGGAACACTACCGCAGCCCAAGCCAATGCGAACGCTATGGTATCGCAAGGGAACATAGCTACCACTGGTGCTACAAACATAATGAACGACCTCTCGTATGTAGCGGGAAAATCAGGAACTACTGTTCCGCAAAGTATGAGCAGCGCCCAACCTGTTAATTCAAGTTCTATAATTCCCCAATCTCTTGGGTCTTCTGGTGCTCCTGCGTCTACAAGCACCAGTTCTTATGCCGCATCCGCGCCACCTGTCGGAGGTACTACCGACCCTGTAACCGGGCAATACACGGTAACTGACCCTTCAACGGGAGGCAGTACGACTTATGTTTCACAAAATAACGGTACTATTTTAAGTTCATCGCCTTCTGCTGGTGCGCCTGCATTAAATACCACTACAACAGGCTTAACCAGCACAGATAATGTAGCCATCACTAACAACGCAGGGGTGACTACTGCGGTTCCCGGTGGCGGCTTTACAGCAGATAGTCCATCTCTTACAGGAACCACCTCAACAGATAATTTAACTTTGAACGCGGGAAATGTGGCTACACCAACCCTTTCAGCACCAACCATTAACCCAAGCATTACAACCGATTTTACTTCAAACATTGTCCCTGACTATTCATTAGGACCATAAAAATGGCTTCTTTCGACATTCCAATGGCAAATTCGGTGGCTCCTCAAGAAGCCAACTCAAACCTTATTACCCAAAACCTTGATACCTATGCCCCTATGAGAGTAAAGCCAATGGGTGATGTTAATGTAGCGGCTAAAATGAGCGAAGGTCTAGCAGATCAGACTAATGACCAAAAAAACAAAGTTGCCCTTAATGAAAGCGTAACTCAACAACGAGATAAACAATGGCTCATTGGTGGCGGTTTTGATTTGACCACCTCTGAAGGCATACAAGACGCTATAAAGGCTGGCAAAGGAGTTCTTGATCCATTAACAATGCAGGGTCTTAAAGCCAATCAAGATGCGATGGCACTTTCCCACGCCCAAGCGGTAAAAGCGATGGCTGGAGCCAACAAAGATGAAATTGAGGCTGATTTAAAAGCGGCTGAGGGTTTGAGCGATGCCGCTGATGGTATTACTTCAAAATATTATGATGACATTAAAAATAAAGACCCTAACGCCATGACAAACTTTCAGGCTGGAAGGGATTTATTCCTTAAAATGCACTCTAACATTCCTCATATAGATCAGTTGGCACAAGCAACTCCGGATGCGTTTGATTCTCTTGCCAGAGCATCAAAAAATTATGTAACCAGACAAAAATCGCTTTTAACTGAAGCAAATAAAACCAAAATATACCAAGACCCAAAAGACGGAACCGCTTATTCGGTTAACGAAATCACTAAAACCGCTACAAGGCAAAATCCTGACGGTACGGAGGTTAGTATTCCTCTGACACAAGTTCCTACCACAGTAAAGGAAATTGGTCACGGTGGAAGCGCAGGAGGCGGAACTATGTACCAAGACCCGTCATCTGGTCAAAAATACATGATTAGCAAAGACCAAAAAGAAGCATGGATTTCCGATGATTCTGGAAATTGGACACCAATTCCCCCTAATTCGATTCCGAAAGAAGTAATGAAAATGGGCGCGTCTCAAAGAAACTCTAATGTTTCATTACTTGATGAAAATGGTATTGATTATGTAGCCCAAGATTATCGCCGGAATGGTTCATCTGTTCTGTCTCGATTTTCAGCAACAGATAAAGCTAAAGTTATTAACAAAGCCAGTGAATTGGCAAAAGCTGATGGAAATACATCAGAAGCAGAGTCTTTACAAAGATTCTCTATTCATGCCAACCAAATAGCTTTAAATCAACTTACTAAACAAGAACAACTTGTTGTGGCTTATGAAAAAACAGCAGACAAACAGCTTAACCTTCTTGTTGAATTGGGAAGAAAAGTTCCAAAAACAGATTGGCCAATTATCAATAGCGCACTAATGAAGGGCGAAAAAAATATTGCTGGCAGCAAAGAGGCCAATAACTTCCTGAGTTCCGCAATAGCAACGCAAGGCGAATTTGCCAAGATATTATCAGGTTCCACTTCTGCGGCAGGCGCAACAGATGCTTCAAGACGAGAAGCTGCGGAAATGATTTCACCTTATTTGTCAGAAGAAGGATTAGAAAGCCTTGTTCCTAATTTGAAACGAGAAATGGAATTTAGAAAGCAAGGTTATGCTGAACAAAAAGCAGAATTGCTAAAGGCGTCTGTTCAACCTAAAAACACTCCTTCTTCTACCCCTGAAAAAGATATTGCGTCTAACCCCGCCGCCATTTCTATTGGAAAAGACTTACAAAACGGTAAAATTACCCCAGATGAAGCAAAAGCTAAACTTAAAGCATTGGGGTATTGATGAACGATATTGATACATTTCTCCAGTCATACTTACCGATAAGCGATGCTAGGGCAGAAGCTAAGAAGCTGATGCCTGCATTGATTAACTCTGAAAGTAATGGAAAAAATGTCCCTTCCTATAAAGGCGATCAAGTCGCTACTGGACCCGCTCAATTATCTCCTGCCGCCGCAAAAGATGTTGGTTTAACAGAAGAAGAACGCCATGAACCGGTTAAAAATGCCCAAGGTGGTGAAGATTATTTAAATATATTGATTGACAAATACAAAGATCGCCGTACTGCCTTGATAGCTTATAATTGGGGGCAGAATAAAGTAGATAAATTTGGCGTGGAGAAAGCGCCAAAATCAAGCAAAGACTATGCAGAAAAAATCCTTTCAGCAAAACCGCAAGAAGATAAAAAACCAAAAATAACTTCTGTTGATGATTTTCTTGCAGCATATACACCAAAAAATACTGCGGAGAAGGTTAAAGGTATTCCTTTACCCATTGGCGGCAAGGAATTTGCACCGGAGATCGAGAAAGAGCATACATTGGGCGAAAA